AATGAGAGGAGGCGGCGGTGATGGACGAGCTTCTTTCCAAAGTGAAAGCCAACCTTATCCTGGAACATACGGCGGATGATGCCCTGCTGAAAAGCTACATCACCGCCGCTGTTTCTTACGCCGAAAGCTACCAGCACATCCCGGAGGGCTACTACAAGGAGAACTCCATGCCAGCCACCACAGAGCAAGCCGTCATCATGCTGTCGTCCCACTTCTATGAAAGCCGGGACGGCAGCACGGGCGGCTTTTTTGCGGATAACACCGGAGCGGCACAGCAGGTGTGGAACACGGTCAATCTGCTGCTCCGCTTGGATAGGCGGTGGCAGGTATGAGTTTCGGAAAGATGAACGGCTTTGCCGACATTGTGGAAACCCGCCAAGTCAAAGACAGCGAGGGTTTCACCCATTCCGAGGATGAAGTCCTCGCTTCCGTCCGTGTGTACCGGGAAGGTCGGCACGGCTCTCAGCGTTGGGCGAACCTCGCTGCATTCAGCGAAGCGACCGACCTGTTCCGCTTTCGGTGTATTCCTGGGCTGACGGTCACTACCGACCATTTCCTCATCTGCGATGATTGCCGCTACGACATTGTGTCCGTGGAGGATGTAAAGGGGCGTGGGATGTACATTGAGGTGCTGGCAAAGAAGGAGGTGCCGACCGTTGGCTAAGTGCGACATGAAAATGCCGGAGGATTTCCTTCTGAAGATATCCAAGCTCGGCAGCAATTTTGACAGCGTGGCGGATACCGTCCTGCAGGCCGGTGGCGAGGTGGTGCTGAAGAAGGTCAAGAGCAATCTTTCCTCCGTCATCGGCAGAGGGACAAAGTTCAAATCCCGCACCACGGGCGAACTGGAAGGCGCACTCGGCCTTTCTCCCTCCAAGCTGAACCGGGACGGAAACCACGACATCAAGGTCGGATTTGCCGAGCCTCGCTCGGACGGCGGCAGCAACGCCAAGCTGGCCAACATTCTCGAATACGGCAAGCACGGTCAGCCCGCGAAGCCGTTTCTGAAGCCTGCGAAAACGGCATCCCGGCAGGAATGCATCGATGCCATGACCAAGGCACTGGATGAGGAGGTGGAAAAGCTGTGAGTCTGCTATCCGATTTACAAACTATTGCCGAAAGCTGCGGCGTGTCTGTGGAAACGGGTGTGTTCTCCGGCAAAGCACCGGACACCTATCTGGTGATTACGCCGCTGTCGGACAGCTTTGAGCTTCACGCCGACAACGCTCCCGGCTGCGAAACGCAGGAGGCACGGCTGTCCCTTTTCACAAAGGGCAGCTATACCAAGCTGAAAAATTCACTTGTCCGCGCCTTGCTTGGTGCGGACTTTTATATTACCGACCGCCGGTACATCGGCTTTGAGACCGAAACCGGCTACCATCACTACGCCATTGATGTGGCGCAACTGTACGAACTATAAAATAGCACGGCGTTCCGTCGCAGGCACCGCACGAAAAATACCGCAAGGGTTTGTGTGCGTATTGCCACCGGCGGCTCGCCGGGAATTGGAGGAATGAATCATGGCAACGATCGGTCTTGACAGACTGTATTACGCAAAAATCACCGAGAATGACGCCGGTGAGGAAACCTACGGTACGCCGTCTCAGCTTGCGAAAGCCATCTCCGCTGACCTTTCGGTGGAACTGGCAGAGGCAACGCTCTATGCCGACGACGGCGCTTCGGAGATCGTGAAGGAATTCAAATCCGGCACACTCTCCCTCGGCATTGATGATATCGGCTCTGCGGCGGCATCCGACCTCACGGGTGCGACCATCGACAAAAACAAGGTGCTGATTTCCGCATCCGAGGACGGCGGCGACCCTGTGGCGGTGGGATTCCGTGCCAAGAAGTCCAACGGCAAGTACAAGTATTATTGGCTGTACCGAGTGAAATTCGGTATTCCGGCGACGAACCTTGCCACCAAGGGCGACAGCATTACCTTCTCTACACCCACTATTGAAGGCACCATTCTGCGCCGCAACAAAGCAGACGCAGGCGGCAAGCACCCGTGGAAAGCGGAGGCACTGGAAGGCGATGTGACCGCTGCGACTATCACGAACTGGTATAAGGAAGTCTATGAGCCGACCTATACCACGACACCCGAAAAACAGGGTTAACGGAGGTAACGCACAATGGATAACGAAAGAACCGCAGTCATCACCATCGGTGACGAGGAGTACACGCTGCTCCTCACGACCAAGGCAACCAAGGAGATCGCCGGTCGCTACGGCGGACTGGAAAACCTCGGTGAGAAGCTGATGAAATCCGAGAACTTTGAAATGGCTATCGGAGAGATCGTGTGGCTTATCACGCTTCTGGCGAATCAGAGCATCCTCATCCACAATCTCAAGGACAAGGAGCACCCCAAGGAGCCGCTCACCGAGGATGTGGTGGAGCTTCTGACCACGCCCCTCGATCTCGCCGGATACAAAACCGCCATTACGGAGGCACTGTATAAGGGCACCAAGCGCAATGTGGAAAGCGAGAAAGACTCAAAAAACGCACCAGTCGGGTAACGGTCTCCGATGCGGAGCTGTTTACCCGGCTTCTTTATTACGGCCTTGCCCACCTTCATCTCAGCCAGGATGAGGTGTGGCTGATGCCGTTCGGTCTGCTGCTGGATCTGTGGGAATGCCACAAACAGTATAACGGGCAGGCTATTCCTGCTCACGAACACTACATTGACGATATTATCCCGGACGGCATTTAAGGAGGTGACGGCGAATGGCAGATAGTTTCGGACTGAAGATCGGTCTTGAGGGCGAAAAGGAGTTCAAAAAAGCGCTGGCGGATATCAACCAGTCATTCAAGGTGCTCGGCTCCGAAATGAAGCTCGCCACCTCTCAGTTTGATAAGAACGACAAATCCGTGGAGGCACTTGCCGCACGGAACAAGGTGCTGCGAAAAGAGATCGACGAGCAGACAACAAAAATCGACACCCTTCGCAAGGCTCTGCAGAATGCCGCCACCTCTTTCGGAGAAAGCGACCGCCGCACCCAGAACTGGCAGATCCAACTCAACAATGCCGAAGCCGCCCTCAACGATATGAACCGTGAGCTGGACGAGAACGAGAAAGCCATCAAAGATGGCGGCAAGGCTGCGGAGGAATCCGGCAGTAAGTTTGAAGGCTTCGGCAAGGTTCTCAAAACCGTAGGTGTGGCACTCGGTGCTGTGGCCGTCGCCGCAGGTGCCGCCGCCGTAAAGCTCGGCAAAGAGGTCATTGCCGCCTATGCAGACTACGAGCAGTTGGTCGGCGGTGTTGACACTCTGTTCAAGGACTCCTCGCAGGAGATTCAGCGGTATGCCGCCAACGCATACAAAACGGCAGGACTCTCTGCCAATGAGTACATGGAAACGGTCACGGGCTTTTCCGCAAGCCTGATCCAGTCCCTCGGCGGCGATACCGAGAAAGCCGCAAAGTATGCGGATATGGCAATCACGGATATGTCCGATAACGCCAATAAAATGGGCACGGATATGTCCTCCATTCAGAATGCCTACCAGGGCTTTGCCAAGCAGAACTATACGATGCTCGATAACCTCAAGCTGGGCTACGGCGGCACAAAGCAGGAAATGGAGCGGCTGCTCGCCGATGCGGAGAAGATATCCGGCGTCAAGTATGACATCTCCTCCTACGCAGATGTGGTGGAAGCCATTCATGTCATGCAGGAGAGCATGGACATTGCAGGAACGACCGCCAAGGAAGCGGAAGCCACCATTTCCGGCTCTGTCAATGCACTGAAATCCGCCGTGTCGAACCTCATCGTAGGCTTTGGTGATGCGGACGCTGACATGGAGCTGCTGTGCAACAACATGGTGGATGCCTTCAAGACTGTGGTGGCAAACATCACCCCGGTCATCGAGAACATCGTGGCGGCTCTGCCCACGGCGCTGGACGCTCTGCTGACGGCTGTGGGTGAATTGCTGCCCACACTGCTGGAAGCAGTCACCGAACTGTTCTCGCAGGTGCTGGAAACGCTTCTGTCCCTGCTTCCGCAGCTTATCCCGGCGGCGGTGTCTGCGCTCATGACCATCGTGAACACGCTGATTGAGAATCTGCCCCTGCTCATTGATGCGGCAGTTCAGTTGGTGTCTACGCTGGTGACCGGCATTGCGGATGCGCTGCCCACACTCATCCCGGCAGCGGTGCAGGCTATCGTTACCATCGTACAAGGACTGGTGGACAGCCTGCCGATGCTCCTTGACGCAGCCTTACAGCTTATTACCGGGCTGGCGCAAGGCCTTTTGGATGCACTGCCCGTGCTGATTGCTGCCCTACCGGAGATCATTAACGGCATCATTACCTTTCTGCTGGACTCCATCCCGCAGATTATCGAAACAGGCATTCAGCTTCTGACCTCGCTTGTTGCCGCATTGCCGGATATCATTATGGCAATCGTGGAAGCCATTCCGAAAATCATTGACGGTATTATCAACGCGGTGCTGAATGCGATACCGCTCATTATTCAAGCGGGCATCGACCTGCTGATTTCTCTCATTCAAGCCCTGCCGCAGATCATCACCACCATCGTACAGGCGATTCCGCAAATCATCTCCGGCATTGTCAATGCTCTGGTCGGAAACATCGATAAAATCATCATGGCAGGTGTGCAGTTGTTCGTTGCACTGATTGAAAACCTGCCAACCATTATCGTGGAGATCGTCAAGGCCGTGCCGCAGATCATTGCGGGTATCGTGAAAGCCTTCGGCTCTCTGATGTATAAGATCGTAGAAATCGGCGGCAACATCGTCAAGGGACTGTGGAGCGGTATTACCCAGCTTGCCTCGTGGCTGTGGGATAAGGTGTCCGGGTGGATCTCCTCCATCTGGGACGGCATCTGCGATTTCTTCGGTATCCATTCGCCCTCAAAGGAAATGGCATGGGTCGGTGAAATGCTGGTCAAGGGTCTTGCAGGCTCCATTGACGACAACGGCGATGAAGCGGTCAAAGCCGCCGAAGGTATGGCAGAGGACATCAACGGCGTCATGGGCGACCTTGCTCACGATATGCAGACGGCTCTGCCCACCGACTTTGACGTGAACGGCTCGATCCGCTCTGCCGTGGACGGCGTGGTCGGCAAGGCGACATCCGCTTTCACCATTGCACTGAACATCACGAATTTCAACAATTACAGCAGCGAGGATATCCGTCAGCTCACCTCCGAAGTCATGGAAACGGCGAACCAGTTTGCCCAGCGGAAAGGAGTGGTATTCGCATGACCTATTTTACCTACAACGGCCGCAGTTCCGCTGAGTTCGGTCTGCATATCGAGAAGAAGGACGTGTTCTCCGCACCGGAATACGATGCGGAGTTCATTTCCATTCCCGGCAGAAGCGGTGACATCATCAATCCGAACCGCCGCTTTGCCAACATCAAGGTCACCTATACCGTGTTCCTCGCACGGAAGAACGCAGCCGCCCTTGCCTCCGTCCTGCGGGACATCAAGGGCTGGCTGTACTCCGAGCCGGACAGATACCACGAAATCACCGACTCTTACGATGCGGAGTATCTCCGCTACGGTGTCATCTCCGGCAATCTGGACATTGAGGAGCAGCTAAACAAGGTCGGCAGCTTTACCGTGACCTTCAACTGCAAGCCCTACAAATACAGTTTTGCGGGACAGCAGACAGTGTCGGCTGACGCTTCTGTACTGACGATCACCAATCCGACTGCTTTTGAGAGTCGACCGTATATTAAGCTCTATGGCAGCGGTACGGTGGTAATAATGATACAGCCCCAAGGTCGAGGTATGATGATTTTCAATCTGGATGAGTACATCGAGATCGACAGTGAGCTGATGAACTGCTTCAAAGGCACTGCCCTCAAAAACGACACAGTCAAAGGAGCGGAATTCCCGGTTTTCAAGCCGGGTGTTTGCACCATTAACTGCAATGGCGATGTGTCAAGGATTGAGGTCGTTCCAAGGTGGTGCTGTCTGTGATCCCTGTACTTTACGCCGCAAATACCACCGATTTCAGCTCATTCGGACTTGGTGTGCTGACGGATACCATTTCCTGCGAAGTGACCGAGGAACGAAACGGTGTGTTTGAGTGCCTGCTCAAATATCCGGTGAGCGGGCAGCACTATGGGCTTATCACCAAGGAATGCATCATCAAGGCAAAGCCAAATGATACCGCCGCCGACCAGGCGTTCCGCATTTATCGCATCACGAAGCCCTTAAACGGCATCGTCACCATCTACGGTCAGCACATTTCTTATGATCTTGCCAATGTGCCGGTGCTGCCGTTCAGTACCGATAGCCGCTCACCGCAGCTCATTCTCTCGCAGCTTCTTGCCGGAGATACACGCTTCACGGGTTGGACGGATTACTCGGATGCAAAGGCGTTTTCCGTCACGCAGCCGAAAAGCGTCCGTGCCTGCCTCGGCGGCACGGAAGGCTCCATGCTCTCCAAATGGCACGGCGAGTTTGAGTGGGACAACTACACGGTGAAGTTCCATTCACACCGTGGGCAAAAGACCGGCGTGGTCATTGAGTACGGCAAGAACCTCACCGCCCTGGAGCAGGACGAGGACAACAGCGGCGTGTACACGGCTTTGCTTCCGTATGCGGTGTACACCCCAGAGGGCGCGGATACCGAAACCGTGGTCACGCTGTCGGAGGTAACGCTCCCCATTGTGACTTCGGAGATCGTCCGGGCAAAAACGCTCATCATGGATTTCTCCGACCAGTTTGACGGAGTTGTGACCGAAGAAGCCCTCAGAGCCAAAGCCAACAGCTACATCAAGGCAAACCCGCTGGGAGCGACCATTCCCACAGTGAAGGTGTCCTTTGAGCCGCTCTGGAAACAGCCGGGGTATTCGGCACTCCTGGAGCGGGTCAACCTCTGCGATACCGTCACCATCCGGCACTCGGCTCTCGGTGTCAGTGCGTCAGCTATGGTCATTGAGACCGTGTACGACACCCTCGCTGAGCGGTATAAGAGCATTTCCCTCGGTCAGAGCAAGTCCAGTATGATTACCACCATCTCCGAGGTGCAGTCCACGGTCGACAAGGTGGAATCCACGGTGGGACGCTTTCCGAAGCTGCTCCAAACCGCCATCGGCAAAGCCACCGGGCTTATCACCGGTCAGAGCGGCGGCTATGTGGTCATCCACACCGGCGAAGAGAACGGACAACCCTATGAACTTCTCATTCTGGACGCTCCATCTATTGACGAAGCCGTGAATGTCTGGCGGTGGAATGTAGGCGGTCTGGGCTTTTCCCATAACGGCTACAACGGCCCATATGAAACCGCCATCACGGCGGACGGTCAGATCGTCGCAGACTTCATCACCTCCGGCTCCTTGGTGGCCAACATCATTAAGGCGGGTGTTATCCAGTCGCAGGATGGCTCGTCTTATTGGGATTTGGAGAGCGGCGAGGTCGTGCTTCGAGCCTACGCCACCAGCAAGGAGGTCACCGAGGTCAGCGACCGCATTACCACCATTGAGGAGCAGAAAATGCTCCGGTTGGTCATCATCTCGTCCAACGGGAACATCTTCAAAAACGGCAATGTGAAAACACTGCTTTCCGCCAAGGTGTACTCCTGGGACGAGGACATCACCGACACGCTGGATGCCAACCAGTTTGTCTGGACAAGGGTGTCTGAGGATACGGAAGCGGACAAGGTCTGGAACGAGCAGCATTTCGGCGGCGCAAAGTCCGTGGTCATCACCGGTGCGGATGTCAAAGTCCGCGCCACTTTTTATTGTGACCTCATCGACACCACGACCAGGCAAAGCCTGTTATAACGGAGGAATTTACTATGGCAACCGCAGAACCCACAACAGAAGCCGGCACAGTGTCCGGTTCAGATACAACAACTTCAAAGGAGGCTTCTCACATGAGCAAAGCACAAGGCCAGTTTACCATCATCGACTACAACGACGCACTGACGCTGACGGGGTACATCGGATCAAACCTCGCCAAGACGCAGATGTATAACCCCGACAACGGCAGTTATACCCCCGACTGGAAAACGAAGAACCTCGTTCTGACACCCAGTCTGTATGTTATCGGCACCACCGCCGACCAGATCGCCACCGCCAATGTCACCTCGGTCAAGTGGTATGTGGGCGACAGCAACACCGCCATTACCGCAGGTACAAACTACGGACTGAGCGGTGCCAAGAGTCACATCCTCACGGTCAAGGCCAATGTCATGGCGGAACTGCCCGGCATCGACTATCGCTGTGTCATCACTTACAAGGACGAAAGCACCGGTCTGTCGCTGACTCATCCGCTGACCATTTCCTTCTCCCGTGTGGTCAACGGCTCCGGCATCGTTGACCTGCTGGTCACCACGCCTAACGGAAATGTGTTCAAGAACGAGGAAGTCGCCAGTCTGACCGCCAAGGCCGAGCTGTGGCGCGGCTCTACGGTGGACACCACCAAGGTCAGCTACAAGTGGGCGGTCATGGACGCATCTGTCACTGCTACCTCTTCCACCGGCTATGATGCGGACTTCGGTATCGGCTGGCGCAAGCTCTCGGATACCGCCGACAAATACACCGGCACGGCCACCAATACGCTCACGGTCTACGCCGCAGCGGTGGACAGCTACGCCGTATTCAAGTGCTGTGCCCAGGACACGGATTCCGCATCCGCTTCTTATAACACGAAGTTTTTCGATGTGGCGACCTTCATTGACAACTCCGACCCACTGCAGATCATCGTCACCTCCACGGGCGGCGATGTGTTCAAGAACGGTCAGGGAACGACCGTGCTGACCGCCGTCTGCTACCAGGCGGGCTCCGAGGTGGATGCGGCCGGAAACGGCAGTTACACCTGGACGAAGTACAACAAAGACGGTGTTGTCGATACCTCTTGGGGTACCAACGGCAGCAAGACCGGCAAGACCCTGTCGGTGTCCAGCACCGATGTGGATACCAAGGCAACCTTTATGGTCGTTGTGGCACTTTGAGGAGGTGGTGAGATGATCGCATCGTCGCAGTTCACGATTATCAGTCTCTGCGATGTGGTCACCTCGGACACGCCGCCGGAGAACCCCTATGAGGGGCAGCTCTGGGTGGACACCTCTGTGACCCCGCCGGAGACGAAGATATGGGACGGAAACGAATGGGTGGTGCAGAACGACATTGAAACGATCCGCACCACCATTTCCATTCTGACCGAGAAGGACGCACAGTTTCAGCAGACCATCGACGGGCTGAACAGCTATGTGGCGACCCTCACCGAAACCGTGGAAACGGTGTCCAACGACCAGGGCGTCCTGGAGGAACGGGTGCTGAACTCCGAAAGCCGTGTTTCGGAATTGGAACACACGGTGGATGGACTGTCCGTCACCATGCAGGAGCAGTACATCGGCGGCATCAACTATGTGCAGAATTCATCCGGATTGAACGGTGTCACGGACGATTGGAGCTACTCCGGCACGGTGAAAACGGATGCCTCCACGGACACCCAGAACAACACCATTTCCGACTCCTGCTTTGTGCTGGGCGCATACTCCTCGCTGTCGCAGTACATCCGAGGGGTAGTACCCGGCACTTATACGATCTCTGTCCGGGCAAAGAAAACCTCGACCATGT